CGGCAACCCAACATCCTGCATCAAAGCCACAGCGGCGACTACTTCTTCAAACGGAATTCTTAGACGTTTCGCCGTGGTTGCGACATTGGAAATTGACTCACCGAGGGACCCCATCGTCGAATTTGTTTTAGATGAAGCAAGGGCCAGAACATCGGCGACCCGGCCCGCGTCAGACATCTCAAGGCCCATGCCCTTGAGCGACTTCGCCACAATGTCAGCGACCTCGGCGATCTCAAGGCCCGACGCAGCGGCAGCGGCCAAAGCTCCAGGGGTAGCGGCCAAAGTACCTTGGACACCAAACCCCGCCCGCATCAGGATCTCCATAGCCGCGGCAGCCTGGGTCGCGGTGAATTTCGTAGTCTCACCGAGACTCAGAGCCATATCCTCGAGGGGCGCTATTTGCTCGCGGGTGAGTAGAGCAACAGCACCGACGTCCGTAATCGCCTGTTCGAAATCTATACCAGCCCGCGCGATATTGACGAACCCGCCAACAACAATCGCTGACGCAATTCCAACCGCAATCCCTACTTTGCGCATGCCTCGGCCGAATTTATCCATGCGACGATTGAGCTTGTCGACCTTACGGCCGACGGAGCGAGTCATTTTACTGATTCGGTTTTGCATACGGGAGACGGGCGCCGTGACTCTATCGACGGCCCGGAAAACTGACTCTACCGAAAACCGACCACCAGGCATGCTATTTCCTTCCCCGCGTCGACCGTTTCAACTCCGGCCGCAAACCCTGATAGAAAAATCGGATTTCCCCAAGCCTCAACGTCCGCGGGTCTGGCAACCCCGGATAGTCCCGGCACACTTGCAACAGCATCTCGGTATAGACCGCCGGCATCGTGTGGCCACCCTTCGGCATGTGAACGTCCCCGCCGGCCCGTACCAGAGGCGTACGGACTAACCCATAAAAAGCCCGAGCACCGCCGAACAAACATTCACATCAGGTAAAGCCAGGTTACTGAATGTCTTGGGGGTTGTCTTGGTCATCTCGCCCAACACCTTGAAAGTCTTGGAGACATCAGCGTCTTTCTTCGCCTGGTCGACCTGCATCAGCGTAGCGCCGGTGGGTTCGTAGAACGTGATTGGCCCATCAGACTTGGATTTAGCCCGCTGCGGAGTAAACACCGGTTCGCCGTTGTCATTCACAATTAACGATCCACAGCGGACTGCCCGGAGAAACGTCCGCTTCGCGTTATTGAACCCAGCGCGATCCTCATCGTTCATGCCAACTGGATCGACGTCGATATCCATCGCATCAACGAATTTGTCAAACTCCATCTCGGCGACTTCAGCGGAAATCTTATCCCGCTTCGTTTCGGTCGTACTCTGTTTTTCCGTCATGTCCGAACCCCCACAATTTAAGGGCGGCCGCGCCCGATTGCTCGGTATGGGGTGGGGATCCCGCGCGGCCGTAGTTCCCCATTCATCTACTGCCGGGTGAGGATACCCGGGCCCATGAGCGATACCGCAGCGGTTGCGCTTTGGCTACTGGATTGCATCTCGCCAGTGATCTGACCCGTACCCTGATACGTCTCCCCAGACGGATAGGTCAGGGCGATCGGAAAGAAATCGTTCCGATCGGACAACGCCTGCAGGAACTCATGGTCCCCGCGGTCATCATCGATTTCCACAGTTAAACCGTCGATCGACAACGGAACACGAGTCTTGATCACTCTCGCCGTCCCGTCGCCGTTTGACTGGACCTCGTTCTCGAATCCTCCAAGTTTGCGCTGGGCCTCCGCGTCAGCCGCAACCGCAAAGATCCGACCGTCTAGCGTCACGCTCTCAATGCTGCCACCGATTGCGGGCATAATCTAACCTCCGAAGAAAAAGCCGAAATTGAGGGTTACCGAGATGATGTTGGTGTTGCCACTCAACTGGACAACGGTGGACACGTTGAGACGTTTGGGGTTGCTACCGTCGATCTCGGCGAACGTGTTTGCCTTCGCCGTTTCCGGATCGCTGATAATCGCATTCAGCCCGAGGTCATCGAGCAACGCCGACACCGCCGCTACCGCGCCCTTAGGCTGTTTGGCGGACCTGTTGACGGTCGGTTGGTTGTCGGGGATCAACGGAGCCCCATCCCAATCCGGACTCGCGAAGATGAGATCCAGATTGAAAATGATGTTCTGAAGTTTGACTACGTCCACGACGTACCGATACGCGGGGGTCGGATCGCCGGCCGGATGGTAGAACGTCACCACGTCCGAGATGTTGACCACCCCACCCTTGACCTCGACCGTGGAGCTACCTTGCTTGAAACGGGCATCACGGGTCACATAATCCCATTGCTCCCCGTCGGTGCCTGGGTTGACCCCAGTGGCGTCCTGGCTACCGTAGTCATGCGGCGGGTTGCTGTTGGCCACGACGGCAATACGGGCGAGCTGACGGGCCGCTACCATCAACGGTAGGTCCGGCGAACCCGGCGCCACAAGCTGCGAGTTGACACGATCGGTGGTCCGTGCGTCGGGCACGGTGGCAGTCTGACCAACCGAACCAACAAACGCCACCAGCGGTTTTCGGGTCAACGCACCCCAACGGGCTTCCCCAAATAATGATAGCGCATCCAACGTATCGGTATCGGCGACCTCCATGCAGTTGAGAACCATGGTTTCCCACACTTCACCGAACTGGTCGAGTGCAGTAGTGATACCTGGGTTGACGTCGCCGCCGACAAGCTGCGTAATCCCGAACGTAATCCCGGAATCAGCGTCGCCAACGATCTCCATAAAGATATCATTGGCGCTGGCGCCCTTCCACTTCGACGTGATGCCGACTTCCGTCGTGTCATCGGTGGCAACCACCGGCACGTCAAGTTCCGCGGTAACGGCGGCCGCAATCGCCGTTACGATATCCGCAACGGTGTCATCGATCGCGACATTGAACGCCCCAGACAGAATCCCGCCGATCCGGACCCGGTAACTGGCCGCCGCCGTTACGCTACCTGAGGGAGTGATATCCCCTACCGCGGCCACACCAGACCCATCGTCCTCGAGGGGGTAGACCGTCACGGGAATGGTGCCCACACCGTCACCGTTGACCGGCATCAACTGTTTGACCGCCAGGTGCAACGGCGACCCGAACCCGTACAGCTGGGCGACCTCAAGGGCACTGGTCACCTGACGCTTTGTGGTTACGAACGTGGCGGCCGTTGCGCCCTGCCCGATAACTGCGATCCGCTGGGGCAGGAACACCACACGCCCGGCCCGCAGATCGCTGAATTTTGTCTCAATTCCTAACACCCTGGCGAGAGCCGAGGGGTCTACTGCTGCGGAAATAGGCATCAACTGACCTCCGATTAAGTGTGATCGTAGTCCGCCAGGATTACGATTTCCCCATCCTCTGTACGACGAACCGTAACCGAGATGAGTTCTAGAATTTCCCCGGTAACCTGCGGCGAGAATTCACCAAATCTAACCCGCAACGCAAGCCTGGCCCCCGCGATGTTTTGCGCAGCCTGGTTATCTATCTGCGGTTGGAACACGGTAACTGATTGAACCCACCGACGATACACCGTCTTCCGAAGCCCGAGATACGTATACTCCGCCGCCATGAGTATATTCCGGACAAGACGTAACGCCCGATGGACCGTAAACGCCGCCTCACGATCACCAAGATTATGGCCGCCGGCGCCGTCATCCGATGAAACCCCCAAGCCATAACAATCGATATTGTAAATGGCCTCAGCTGTTTGGCTCTCTACGGTATTGCCGGAACCCATGTCAAAGCTGGAATTATCGTACCAGACGTTAACGATTGGGGAAGTATCGACCGGGAGATTTTCTTGGAATTGTTCCCAAGGATTCGTCGCTTCCAGAAATACCCGTAATTTCCACAAGGTCGGATCCGGCTCGCCGGCAGCTAACGCCTCCTGGCTAGCGATCTCGGTCGCCAGGATGGCGGCGATCTCATCCCGCACAATCTCAAACGTATCTTGTTTGTCGATCAGCGGGAGGGTCATTCGTACGCCTCCAGGATGCAAACGACCAGACCGAGAGTCCGATCAGGATTCGATTCCGCGACTTTAAACGTATACGAAGTCCCGTTGATATCCAGGAACTTCACTATCCATGGTTTCGATGTCGTATCCGATATCCCTACCGGTTGACCGAGGCCCGCCGCAATAAGGGATGACATCCGTAGAACAACCGTCGCGAGACGGCCGCTCACAATCTGCCCGGT